GCTCACCCATTCTCGCCAACGTTCCCATTTCCCCAACGCAACACAGTACAAATCACACAGCACCACACAACACCCTGGCACTATGTACACTACAGTGCATTGTGTAAGTTGCACAAATATAAAGTGGCGGATTTGTGCAATATTTTCTGAAAAACCTATTGACAAATAGCAAGGGCTATGTTATACTATAATCACAAAGAGGAAATAAACCAACACGAAAAGGAGACTAACAAATGAAAAAATACACACAAAAGGAATTGCGCCAGCTTGTGCGGCTGGGCGTAGCTGAAGACTGCACCAATAAGCCGAGCGACTATATTTACACGCTTAGCAGGCTTGACAAAGTGGGTTATTCTGCCGGGGTTTATGGCATCAACGGCGGGCTTGCACAAGACCCGGAAACCGGCACATTATATGCCATTATTGGGCGTTGTTCTAATCTGTTTATTTTGTTTTAAAAGGAGGATTAACCATGTTAGCGTTACAACTAGGCATAGTATCAATTGTAGGCGCTGCCATTGGCGCATTGTTACTCGCATTATACAATATTCATCAAGTTAACATGGCAGCAGACCGCAGACACGATGAAAGCATACAACGTAGCATAGCGCGTATTAATCGAACCCGTAGGCAGATAGAGCGCGAACGGATAGCGGCAATTATTCAGGAAATGGAGGATTATTAATGAAAGTTCTTATAGCGTGCGAGGAGAGCCAGACGGTGTGCAAGGCGTTCCGCGAAAAAGGGCACGAGGCGTACAGCTGTGACATAATAGAACCATCGGGAGGGCATCCTGAGTGGCACATACTCGGCGATGCCATTGCCGCCCTGGAAGGCGGCGTGATAACCACGATGGACGGACAGACGCATGATGTGGGGAAGTGGGATTTGCTTATTGCACACCCGCCGTGCACATATCTAACCGTCAGCGGAAACCGTTGGTTTAACGAAGAACGATACGGAGAGAAAGCCCGCAGGCGTAAAGAGTTGAGAAATGACGCAGCTAATTTCTTTATGTCGTTCATAAATGCCAATGTCAGTAAAATTGCTGTTGAAAACCCAATTGGATATATGTCCACACACTACCGTAAGCCAGATTGCATTATTCAGCCTTGGATGTTCGGACACCATGCGAGAAAGCCGACTTGTTTATGGCTCAAGGGATTACCGGCATTACAGCCGACAAGTATTGTGGACGCTGGTGTACTACTTCCAGGCGGATACAGCGTGGGCGCATCGGCTTGTTATGCTGTTGACGAAAGCGGGAAAATACTATCATGGAATGACCCCCGCACGGCAAAGATACGCTCCAAGACCTTCCACGGCATAGCAAAAGCTATGGCGGAACAATGGGGATAAACTCGAAATGGAGGGTCATTAATGAAACTCGTTCATTTGCGTGAGCGTAGTGTAGCCTGTTTATGCCGTTACGGCTGGTATGACACATGGCGCTATCGTTACGAATATGTAGACTTTACGCGCCGGTATGAAAACGGCAAACAATATATAATCGCTAAACGTTACAGGCTCATAGATATAGCATATCGTGACTACGATACTTTTGAAGTTGTCAAAGTTATTGGTGATTAATCACGAATTTATCAAAAAGGGGGTTGACAAATCGCTTAATATGTGATATCATATAATCACAAAGTTAATAAGGGCGCGGCTTTGTGGTTCTTCCTGTTCCCACCGTTCTGTATAGCATTCCCTAAGCGCCCTTTTATATGCGGTAATAGTGTAGGTTGGTGCAAATCCAGCAGCCGCAATAAAATATATTATAAAGGAGTCAAACACAATGGCAAGAAACACAATCACCCGTACCATGAAAACCACTCATGCAACCGTAATGGTAGTAGACACTGAGACGGCAGAGGTTAGCAACCTCACGTTCGAGCTGCCCGGCACGTTCAAGGATGACGGCGCAACACTCAAGGCAATTGCAAAAGTCGCAGACGTACCCACAACCACTAAAATTGTTGCAGTCGTAGAACGTGACGTTTCCGAGCAGCTTTATGCAATCTCTGAGGCCGATTTTCTCAAGTACGCACGCCCTGTAGTAAAGCCCGAAACCGACGCCGACAACATCATGTAATTGAAAAGGAGAAACAACAATGAATTACGAAGTAAAAATCAGCGAATGCAGCAAAGACCTTAAAGCCCGTGAGCGTCTTTTCGTAAAGGATACCTCGGACGCAATCAAGCTCGATGAAGCAACCGCAGAGGGCGAAATAATCATCACCCCAGCATATTATGCAATTCTCGGCATACACAACGAAAAAGCCGACGATGTTGATTATGAAACCTATGTCGTTGTTGACATAGCTGGAAACAAGTTCGTAACCGGAAGCGATAGCTTTTTCAAATCGTTCCTCGAAATTTATACTGAAATGAACGACGAGGACGAAGAATACAGTATCAAGGTTTACCGCCTTGAGAGCAAAAATTACAAGGGCAAATCCTTTATCACCTGTTCAATTGTGAACGAATAAAATATAATTAAGCAACACGGACTAGCAATCCGTGTTGCTTATGTAAAGGAAGTGGCGGACATGGCAAAAAGGAATAAACCAAAACGCCAAACGCAGCGTTCAAAAAATGTCGCAGCTTGGAACAAAGAAGTAAAACGCATAATCCGATGGAGTAACAAGCTTGCAAAAGAGGGTTTAATTGTAGATTTATCCGCAATAGATTTATCTACACCGACGCGCATCACAAAGGCTAAGTTAAACGCGCTTCACGCTGTCCGAGGGAAAGCGCTTTACTCTAATTTTAATGTATATGCAAGTGCATGGGAAACAGGCAGTCAGGCGCATGCATTAGCTCTCACCGGAATTGCAGTCGGCAAAAAATTAACTCAGCAGCAAATAAAGGCATATCGCAAAGCAAGCCGTGAATATGTTGCAGACATAGACGAACAAAATAACCCGGATTTTAGCGCGGAGGATAATGCATACAATAACGCCATAACAAAACTTAGGCAAGGGCAAACACCAGAATCCGAGAGAGCATTAGCGCTATTTACTGCGCACTCAGATGATGCAGTTTTCAAGCACAATATTTTACGTGCAGAGGGCGAAGTTGTAGCTAATATAGACGTAATAGTCTACAACAGCAAGGCTATATACCGAGAGTCAAGCTACAATGAGCTAATATCTATCGTCTTACAACGTCCGTTATCCCTACAAGAGTCTGAGCAGCTGTCACACCAATGAGCAAAATATTAGTCGGGGACTTTGAAACAACAGTTTATAAAGGGCAAAAGCGCACTGACGTCTGGGCAGCTGCTTTTGTTGAATTAGGAACAGAAGATGTGCAACTTTACGGGAATATATACGACGCATGGGAATACTTAGTTTCACTCAACCAAAAGTTAATTGTATATTTTCACAACTTAAAATTTGACGGTGCTTTCCTTTTATCGTTCTTCCTGAAAGATAAGCAGTTTAAACAAGCCTACAATATTCTTAACGAAGAGCAGACCGACTATGAATTCTTAGCTAATAAGGAGATGCAAAACAACACGGTTAAATACTTAATCTCAGACCTCGGCCAATGGTATACAATAACTGTTAAGGTAAACAACAACATAATCGAATTTCGCGACAGCCTAAAACTGCTACCCTTTTCTGTCAAGGAAATAGGCCGAAGTTTTAAGACTAAGCATCAAAAGCTTGATATGGAATATGAGGGCTTACGTTATCCGAACTGCGAGATAACCCCCGAAGAACAGGAGTATATCAAAAACGACGTTCTTGTAGTCAAAGAAGCTCTTGAACTTATGATTGCAGAGGGGCATGACAAGCTCACAATAGGCGCTTGTTGTCTCAAGGAGTTTAAACACGGCTTTGACCGCTTTGAATACAGACGTTTTTTCCCTGACCTTAGCGCTCTTGAATTAACCGAACGTTTCAAATACCCGACAGCAGATGCTTACATCCGCAGAGCTTACAAAGGTGGCTGGTGCTACGTTGTAAAGAACAAAGCGCATAAAACATACTACAATGGCACAACAGCAGATGTAAATTCACTTTACCCATCTATGATGAGTAGTGAAAGCGGCAACATATACCCATACGGTCAACCGCATTTCTGGAAAGGTAACTATATCCCAAAAGACGCTCTTGATGGTAGGCATTACTATTTTATTCGGATTAAAACTCGTTTTCGTATCAAGCCAGGTTACTTGCCGTTCATACAAATCAAGAACACGTTTCGTTACCGTGGTAACGAATGCCTTGAGAGTAGCAGCCTAACCGACGCAGACGGCAGAGAAACACGCTTCTATACCGACGCAGACGGCATAACGCATGACACAAGTGTTGAGCTTACACTAACCATGACGGACTGGAAGCTCATGCAAGAACATTATTACTTATTCGATTGCGAAATATTAGACGGATGCTATTTTAGAGCAGCAGCCGGCTTCTTTGATGACTACATGGAAAAATACAAGAAAGAAAAACAGACAAGCAAAGGTGCAAAACGTCAGCTTGCTAAGTTATTCTTAAACAACCTGTATGGCAAAATGGCAACGAGCACAAACAGCAGCTTTAAAGTCGCGCGAGTAGACGAGAACGGCGTTCTTAAATTCCTTGTAGTCCCCCGGCACGACAAGCATGCTGGGTACATACCAATAGGCGCAGCTATAACTTCATATGCTCGTAACTTCACGATACGAGCAGCACAAGCTAACTATTATGGCGCGGACAAACCCGGCTTTATTTACGCCGATACCGACAGCATTCACTGTGACCTATCCCCTGATGAAATGCAGGGCATTGTTGTGCATCCCACTGATTTTTGTTGCTGGAAACTTGAAAGCGAATGGGATATAGCATACTTCACGCGCCAAAAGACATATATTGAGCACGTCGTGAAGTCTGACGGTGAACCCTGCAATCCTCGTTATGATGTACGTTGCGCTGGAATGAGTGAAACATGCAAAGACCTTTTCTTGCATGCTATATCAGATAAAGCGCCCGAAGCATTCCCAAGGTATAATGAGTTACCCGAAGAACAGCAACAATTTTTACAGAACAAATTAACGTTAACAGACTTTGACATAGGTTTAAAAATACCCGGCAAGCTAACGCCAAGACAGATACCCGGTGGAGTGCTGTTAACCGAAACAACTTATGAAATGAGGTAGACATATGGAAATTAAGAAATGTCCCTGTTGTGGAGCTAAAGCGAAACTTTTAAAGGAGGATTTAGCATGGTATAGAGTAAAATGCATAGGCGATGGGTGTAATATTATGACACCTTTATGTTTTACAATAGATACCGCTGTAGAGATATGGAACAACCGATATGTTGAGCAACCGCAAAATGAACGGGTAAAATACGCTCTCATGCGTCTTGAAGAAAACGGCTTTGAAGCTCGATGCGTGAATGATGCGCAGGGACTTATTCATTGCTACGACAGAGACGGCGAATTGGTGCGCTATTATGCTACCACAGGAAAGATAGAGGGCAGTGATAAAAAAGGCATACTTCGCTTGCTTGACAGACTGAGAGGATATGGGGTATAATGGCTAAATCAATCTGTTATGATTTTCGTACCGACATATTGATACACCACATCGACGTTTCTGAAAATCTCTTACCTTATTTTGACGGTCGATACTTCATGCATCACAGAGCAAAACGCAGTGGGTATGTACAAAAACGTTATTGTTTAATTCGCGCTTATTCAGGTCGCTTTGGTGTCGGGTACATCCTTGCATCAAACGCTGGTCACGGTAACGTGTGGGTAGACTATTATATTAAAGGAGAATAACATGAAGTATATAAACAAGTATTTTGTATCTCGTAAGTATTACGACGGCGCATGCGCAGCCTATCAGAAAGCAATTAGTCGCCTCATGGAAGAAAACAAGGCATATGAAGCAAAATTTAGAAAAATCATTGAGTGCATGGGGTCATTAAAAACCGTGTTAAATGATTACGACGATATTTGCGAAGCAATTTCAAAAATAGTCGATGTGGATTGCAATTTAAGGACAGTCGCCTATAAGTTAGGGAGGATTCTAGATGACCACGAAATGTTTTGAGTGCTACGGCTCACGCACAGGAGTTTGCAAGAACACAAATACAGTCTTTAGAGATAAGGAGTGCGAATATTATGTTGATAATTTCTCAGTCAGAGAGCATAAGCAATTTAATCGACGCAAGCGGAATGCTAACGGTGTACAAAGATGAGTACGTCGGATTTACATTCGGGAGCCTTTCCGTATACCAAGCGTCATATCCAGCTTGTAATCAACCAATTGGAGCTGGAAAATCAGCGACTATTAAACCCGCATGGCGATAGGATATTATCACCGCATGAAATTTGCGACTTTGACCGAGAGTGCTATTATGCGCATATGTACGCTATTTCATATCTTAAAACGCTAAAGGATAACATAGATGCATTGTAAATTTTCTAATGATTGCTTTACTTGTCCTCTCTCGGATTGCAAATTATCCACTCATTTTTCTATTGCGCATGTGAACGAACTTCCCTATGATAAAGAGTACCCAAAAGAACTAAAAGCACAAATCATGCACCAAATAAAAGCCGACAGATAAAACAATACCCGGTACATAAGTACCGGGTATTTTATATCTATAACACGAACTAATGACAAAGCGCTTAGCAATAGCGAGTAACGTAGCAGGCGGTTTCTTTCGCCCGTGCTGCCCTGTACGTTCAGTGTATTACATTCGTGCAGATATACAATTAATATGATAATGCTTTTAGTATAGCGTCTTTGCATCTAAGGTCTTTAAACCTAAAGCATCCTTTTTCAAAATAGAACCGCATGTTACTGATAAATAAATCGTTCTTTTTGAGCATAACGTAATTTACTTGGTGGTCATCCGTAGTAACCGTTATTTTGTATGGGAATGTTTCATCCGCTTTATCGTCGCAGTAAATGATACCCATTTCGGCATATTCGCGAATAGCATAGTCTGCCCCCATATAACGCAAGGTTCCAAGGTATCGACTATTGCCAATAGGCTTATCAACAAAAGCCTTATTATCATTAAGATACAATCCCTCATTAGAATAAGCAACATATTTGTTCTCAGCAAATGCCGCATGAAACCGGCTATTCTTTTGAGCTTGTGCCGCGCTGTCAACAAAGCCCTGTTCAAGTACAAACCCATTGCCGCGAACAAATTTAGTCTTAGCGTCAAGCCTTGAGCAAATATTGAACTCAATATAGTAAGGATTAAGCAATGTAACAGGGTTTCCTATCATGTACACAGGAACGTAGCGAGAGTGCGAACCTTGACCGCGCGCTATACTGTCATGTATAGAAATAAATTTCTGTACCTCGTTAGCGCAATAATGATTAGTCTCACTCTGGAACTCGTCGAAGATAAACATATCGACGTCTGACAAGAGATGAGAATATTTCTTTATCTGGTCTGCCTGATTAAGAGCAACGGCGTAACCGCAGCTTTCCTCGTTGAGAAACAGCTCAGTATACACACCCTTAGCTCTCGGCTTAGAAGTCATAACGTCATCAGGGAAAAACAAACCCTTGATATCTTTAAAGAATTTATCATGGCATTCTGAAAGCTCATAGTTAAAGCGATAAATTAGACAGAATTTGCGTATTTGTTTGCGCTTATATCTATTGACTGCAAGCCTATTGAACCATGTGGTTTTACCGGCAGACCTATTAGACGTACACATAAATATTTCAGGCGTACAGCCGTCAAGGTCTTTCAAAGACAGTAGCTTTGTCCCATCATAAAAATCTGACATAGTGGCGGATTTGTCACCTCTTTGTAACTAATTATTTCAACTTTCTATTATTAATTATAGCATACCTATTGACAAATGTCAAGCCTTTTGCTATAATTAAATAGAGGTGAAAAGCATGACTTTAGAGCAAATTTGTGAGTCCTTGAGAGTTGATATTGCGTCTCATAAAAAGCGCGTCGCTGAACTCACGCCACAACTAAATGATTTTGAATTAACTACAGGTGATAAGCAGCGACTTTATAAGCGCATTATGCAGCTCAATTGGATGATATCAGAAATGCAACAGAGCCTTTACACCTTAGAACATTATTATGAGGGGTGATATCATTGATAGTATATCCGAACCCAGATAGCTGGGATGAGTTTTACCCAAGTGAAATTTTTATTGCACTGGGCACAGACGAGGATATTAGCACTGCTATCAACGCGTTTGTAAAGGTCAATATTGGAGCTAATATTCTTATAGGCGAGAACGCAACCAAAAGCCAAACATACAAAAAGGTGGGGGAGATTGAATCTGTAGCCGACATGCCTTCAAATCTGGTTCTTTTGAGTACAGCTGTCGCGACGAGCACTAATTAGGGGGGGTGAGAATATGGATGCAATAGTTTCAATTATTTCAAGTGTGGGCTTTCCTATTGCAATGTGCCTTGTTCTTCTCTGGTATATCAACAAGAAAGATGAACAGTATGTGAATCAGCTTACAGAAATGGAAAACGAACTGGACAGCGTTAAAATGGACACGACTAAAGCGCTAGTTGAGGTGAACACATCGCTGATGAATAATACGCGAGTTATTGAGCGAAACACCGAAGTGCTTGATAATATCAGTAAAAAGTTAGGTGATTAAATGAAAGTCTATTTATCTCCGTCAGGGCAGACTTATAACAAGTATGCCTATGGCAATACTACAGAAGCAGACCAGTGCGAAAAGATAGGCATGGCGTGTGAGGAAGCACTTAAACGTTCAGGAGTGAATGTTAAGCGCGCCCCCAAAACCCAGCATACTGACGATAACATAAAGGAGTCAAACGCATGGGGAGCTGATTATCACATATGCATTCACACTAACGCAATAGGCGGTGATAACAGCAAGCCAACTGCTGAGGGGTGTGTTATCTTCACAGCAAAAGCTAATGTAAATTCTACGATGCCGCATGTAATCCTTGACGAGCTGCAAACCTTGAAAGGAAAAACCTCACCGTATGGAGTACGCGCGCACAGTGGGCTTTATGAAATTAACGCAAGCCGAGCTAAGTGCATATACATTGAAGTAGAATTTCATGACAATGCTAAGCTTGCTAAATGGATTATCGAGAACACCACTAAAATAGGTGAGGCCATAGCAAAAGGAGTGTGTAAAGCATTGGCTATTGAGTATAAGCCAAAGGTAAAAACCCTTAACCCCGAAATGGAAAAATACAAAACCCTCGCCATTAAAAAGGGCGTTGTAAAGGGTTATGGAAACGGCGAATATGGGTGGAAAGACCCTGTAACTAGAGAGCAGCTTGTCACCATATTAGGCCGACTCGGGTTGATTTAATGGCTAGCTACCTATATTCACCCTATGAAGCGTTAATATGGAAACTGCTTTTTAATGAGTTTCATAATGCGTTTGCTGTCGCTGGAATGATGGGGTGGATGGTGGGGGAAAGTGGCCTGTACCCGTACAGATGCGAAAACGATTATACGGGGCACCCCTTTACCCCGTCGGCAACTATAACGCGACGTTTTGACCGTTTAGGATTAAATGAAACAGGGCAGTTTTCAGGTGACTATAATGGGGTATGGATTAATGATAATCTATACGCTCAATACTGGGTTGTAAACGGGCGGCGTTATGGCGGCGGTTACGGCTTAGCGCAATGGACGGAAAGCGGAATAGGCTCACGAAAATACAGAATGTATGAATACTGGAAAACGCGCTATCGCGCAGGAGACAGGCATTCAATAGGTGACGCTCATTTCCAAATTAAATGGCTCGTCCATGAAATGAAAACGTGGTATTCTGGCACTTACACAGCATTAAAGCGCGTTAATGACGTTAGACGTGCTATGTATATTTACGGCCTCAATTATGAGATTGATGGTAATGTGGCATGGACTAATCAAATCGTCGCAGACCGTATTTATTATGGGATAAACCTTTACAATAAGTATTCGGGCGCAACGCCTGTTGACCCCCCTGACCCCGGTATTCCTGTACCGCCTGACCCCGACCCTAGCCCTGACCCGATACCCCCTGAACCTGGCCAACCTGATACAGCAAGAATGCCGTTATGGATGCTAATTGATTATAACAGATAGGAGACTATATGCCAAAACTTGAACGTGACGCTTTTATGGAAAGAATAAAAGCAATTGTCGGAGAAGCAACAGACGACGATGCATTGTCGTTTATTGCTGATATGACAGATACCTATGACGGGCTTGCTCAGCCGTCAGACTGGGAAGAAAAATATAACACTGAGCATGCGGCGCATGAAGCGCTGAGAAAAGAGTATCGTGATAGGTTTTTCTCGGGTGGTGGAAACCCCCCGCCTGACCCTGAGCCTGATAAGCCCGGAGCAGAAGAAATAACTTACGAAGATTTATTTAAGTAAAGGAGAAAAATTATGCCTACTAAACCTCATATTGCAACACTCGTGAATAACACTCAGGATATCCTGAATGCTATTCGCAACAACGCAAGTATCAATTATCAGAACTATGTGCCTGTAGCGACTAATGACCCCGAGAGCATTCGCGAAATTGGCTCGGTTATCATGTCTTACGCAGGACTCCAGAACGAATTTCTGTCTGCACTCGTTAATCGAATTGGCAGGGTTATTCTTACCTCTCGTACATACCAGAACCCGTGGGCAATGTTCAAAAAAGGCTTCCTTGAGTTTGGCGAAACCATTGAAGAAATTTTTGCGAACCTTGCAAAGCCGTTTACCTTTGACCCCGACATCGCCGAAAAGGAAGTTTTCAAGCGCGAAATTCCCGATGTTCGCACTGCGTATCACGTTCTGAACTATCAGAAGTTTTACAAAGCTACAGTGTCTCAGGAACAGCTCCGACAGGCGTTTCTTTCCTATCAGGGAGTCACCGACCTTATTGCTGCAATCGTTGACAGTATGTACACGGCAGCAAATTATGATGAATTCATTACCATGAAATATATGCTTGCAAAGCGTATACTTAATGGGCAGATGTTCCCTGTAACTATCCCAACAGTTAATGCAGCTAATATGAAGTCCATTATTTCCGTTATTAACGGCGTTTCAAACCAGATGACTTTCCTCTCGTCTGAGTACAACCTTGCAAGCGTCTACAAGGCAAGCAAGAAAGAGGAACAGTATGTTCTTGTCGATGCCCAGTTTGCCGCGACTATGGACGTTGAAGTCCTCGCCGCTGCGTTCAACATGAGCAAAGCCGAGTTCATGGGACACGTTGTCATGATTGACGGTTTCGGTAAGCTTGACATTGCTCGACTGAATGAGCTGTTTTATGGCGATGACACCTATGAGGAAATAAGCGCCGCAAATCTTACCGCGCTTAATGCAATCCCTGCTGTACTTGTTGATGAGGATTGGTTTATGATTTTCGATAACCTGATGCAGTTTACAGAGCAGTACAACGGACAGGGGCTGTATTGGAACTACTTCTATCATGTGTGGAAAACATTCTCCGTTTCCCCGTTCGCTAACAACGCACTGTTCATACCCGGAACTCCGACAGTCACGGCAGTTACGGTTAACCCGTCTACTGCTACCATTGCCAAGGGTCATTCTATGCAGCTTACGGCCAATGTCACCACAACTAACTTTGCTCCCAAATCGGTTAATTGGACTTCCACTAGTGATACTGTCACGGTTGACGCTGCTGGTATTGTCACTGTCCTTGATACAGCTACGCCGGCTGCTAAAGTTAAAATCCGGGCAACTTCCACTTTTGATAGCACTAAGTATGCCGAGTGCGAAGTTACCATTGGTTAATATAGTGGGGAGCTTTTGCTCCCCACACCTGAAAAGGTGGTGTTCAAATGTATATAGAACCTAATAGTGAAGTGTACTTACTAGAAAATATCCCACTTGACCCAACATACGAACATACAATTCTGTTTAAGTCTGCTAACGCGCAACGCGATTGGTTTAAGAAATGGGCTATTGTTCATTTATCAAGTCAGTCTTACGTTAGAGCCGATGCGGGAAGAATGCGCATAAATCGTTCAGCGGATAAATTATATAGTTGCAACTATATAATGTTTCAAAATACCTCATACGGTAACAAATGGTTTTATGCCTTTGTTACTAGCGTTAGCTATATAAGCAATGAGGTCTGCGAAATTAGCTGGACTATTGACCCACTGCAAACATGGCACTTTGAGTATGAGCTAGAAACTTGCTTTATCGAGAGGCAGCATACACCAACTGATAATTACGGAGAACATATCATTGATGAGGGGCTTGAGATTGGCGATGTAGTTAATTCGGGCTACATTATCTCCCCCGGATGGGACGACTATTCTGTTTGCGTAGTCACGGCCTTTGACCCTAATTCCGTAGAGGCCGGGGATTTTAGCGTGAGTAAAGGCGGCTTTTATTCATATATCTACTCGGGCCTTAACATTGCTGTATTCCCTGCCGATGGTGGTGGCTCGGCTGGAACAGGTAGCATTGAGACTAAACTAGACGCATTCCTTAGAGAGATAAACGAAAACAACCGCACATCGAGTGTATTAGCTGTATTTATGTGCCCGTCTTTTATGGTTCAGGAAAAACAGCCCACCGCTTTAGGGGACTTTTCTAAGCCGTTATCGCGCAATATTGACATAACACGCCCCTATGGCAACGCGTTCGGGTACGCGAATAAAGACGGTTCATACTATCCCAAAAATAAAAAATTATATTCATATCCGTACTCGGCTTTAATGGTGACAAATGGCGATGGCGACAGTAAGATATACAGGTGGGAAAATTTTGTTAGCACTGACGGCAAAAATGTTTCATTTAACGAGGCGTTTATTTTTGGCGCTTCCCCTACTGCCTGTACAATGCCAGTATATTATGGTCAAGATGGATTTTATAGATTCCTATCACTTAAAGACCCTGATGTGAATAAATACCGGTTGATAACTAACCCCGATGAAGCGCTTGTAATGAATGACTTTGTTACTTGTGCATATGCAGTTGACGCTTATCGTGCATGGTTGGCTCAGAAAAAAGCAGTTCTGCCGTATGAAATAGCCTCGCAGTATATTGCAAATGCGCCCTTGCGCTTTAATGCAATTCAAGCTATGACGGGTATGGCTGGGTCTAGTATACCCGGATTTACTGGGCGTAATTTAGGCGGTGGAGACCCCCTCGGTCTGGTGACTGGTACAGCGTTGACCCCATATTCGGCTGGTGCTGCCGCTGCGCCTGTTGGCGGTGGAGCAGGCGCAGGAGCTATTGCTAAGGCTGGGCTTGCGGCTGGTGGCGCTTCATTGCTTATTAACACGGCTGGGGTTGTGCTTAATCAAATGGCTCAATTTGCAGCGGCTAAACTGCTCCCAGAGGGCATTAACGGTACAATAGCTGGCAACGGTTATAGTACAGCAATGCGCACTAAGCGCTTTACATATATACAGAGACAAATCAAAGCCGAGTATGCCGAGATTATCGACAAATATTTTACCATGTTTGGGTACAAAATAAACAAGGTTGGTATACCGTCTAGGAATGCAAGGCCACATTGGACGTTTGTTAAAACGACTAACTGCCAAATCAGGGGCAAACTCCCGGCTGACGATGCCAAATTTATCTGCGATATCTACAACCACGGTATTACATGGTGGAATAACGGGGATGAGGTCGGGAATTATTATCTTGATAATACAGTTTGAAAGTAGGTGATACAATGGCAATAGTTAAAGGACGCGAATTTTGGCAAAGCGCAAGCTATAATAACGCAACGTTTATGCAGTATTATAACCGCCTTGTAGAGCTTGCAATTTCCATGTTTGACTGGAAAAACCTCCCCGAGACTATAGATGCACGTTTTCTTGAACTTGCTCTATTTGGAGACGGCATGGCTGTATTCTTTGAGGATAAAACTATAGGGTATCTTGCATTGCGTACTACCATTGGTGGGAGACTTAATCTTTATAACATCCCAACAGATAGACGCGCATATGCTAGTAATGGTTATAACATGCCACTAACCCAAGATAATAGCGTCATCATTTGGAATAACCTAATGCATACAAACAGTGTGCTTGAAGTCAGTAATTTTTCAAAAAGGCTTTGGGATTTAGACAGAACCATTGATGTTAACGCAAAAGCACAGAAAACACCCATCTTGATTAGGTGTGATGAAAGCCAAAGACTTACGCTTAAAAATTTGTATAAGCAGTATACGGGAAACGAACCGGTCATTTATGGTGACAAGGGGCTTTCAATAAAACCAATAGAGGTTCTTACGACTGGCGCGCCTTATGTGTGTGATAAGATATATGAACTTAAAACGCAAATATGGAATGAGGCTCTAACTTATCTCGGCATATCTAACGTGAGTTATCAGAAAAAAGAGCGCCTGTTGCGAGATGAAGTGCAGCGTAATTTAGGCGGTACGATTGCGTCAAGGTATTCAAGGCTTGAAGCTAGACGGCAAGCAGCAAAAGAAATAAACCGTATGTTCGGACTGAATATTGAGGTTAATTTTAGGGAGGACTTTACACTAGCAGTTGACGAGCTTGAAGATGAGGTGGATGAGGATGAGTAAATACACCACTGAGGTTAGGTATATCTGCGCAAGTAAATCTAAACTGCCTGAAAGCGGCTATTTTGCTAGCGGCAAGAAAATTACTCCGCAGGATTATTGTGCCGCAGCTATGCAGGAAATTTTCGACGAGTTTATCGTCAACATGTATGCCGATATAGGGCATGCCGATGTGCTCACTAAAATACTGTACCACTATTATACTAGGGAAATTGCCTTTGAAACCTATTATCTTTGGAAGGCGAATATGAACCGTTTCATGTGGGAACATTTTTCTGAGTATAAAGAGCTGTATAAAAGCATTGATGTTCAGTACGACATGTTTAATGATGTGGACGTTAGGAGAGAGCATTCGGGTGAGAACTCTAGTAATGTTGAAAGCAAGACAAACATCGGCAACAAACAAAGCGGAAAAACCACCCAAAAATACTCAGACACGCCGCAGGGAGCGCTCGTTGGGCTTGAAGCTGACAGATATCTATCGTCTGCACAGATTGTTGAGAATGCTAGTAGCGGAGACGCATCCGGAAATGCTAGCAGCGACGGAAAAGGCACTGAACATTATGTGGAGACTGTTAAGGGCAAACAAGGTAATAGGGCTTATAGTCAGCTTGTAGTTGATTACCGCAAAGCTATTATGAACGTAGATATGCGAATTATTAACGACATTTCGGATATGTTCTTTAATCTTTGGTAAAGGAGAGATTTGCATGATTGAAAAACTTAAATGGATAACATGGAGCATTCTACCTCTTGTATATGACGAAAGCTTGTCATATGTAGAGCTGCTAGACAAAGTTATTGCAAAACTGAATGAGGTTATCGAAGCAACCAATAACTTCACTAAGCCTGTACAGGAAACTATCGAGGCGTGGCTTAAATCTGCCGAGGGACAGGCTGCGGTAGAACAGAGCGTTGGCGAGTTTATAGAGGAATATTCTAAAACGCCTAGTTTCCGACAGGTGCTTGTTGCTGCGTTGAGTAGTCAAAGCGCTGAAATACAGGCAGCAGCTAAAGAGGCGACCAACGAGTACCTTTCAAGCACGGGCGGCACAGCGCTTATTGAAAAAGAAGTTGACTTGTTCCTTGATGTGTATGTAAAGAGTAATGCGTTTAAAGAAGTTGTGGGAGATTTTGTACTACAGCTAAATGAAATTCTGCGCGGAGATAAACTTGACATAAAGCAAATTACAAGCGCTGATATATTCAGTCGTAATGTTACCCTCACATCCGCTGAAATGAGCAAAGATTATAGCGTTAACCGCCGTTTCTTTGAGATAGGCTTAACCGATGCCAATATCGTGATGGGGCAGCCTAACAATTTAAATATGTCACTAGCAGAAAAAGCAAACTTTTCATTTAAGCCGCTCTATATGGGTTTTTCAACTGGTGATAATAAGAACCAAATTAAAATGGTTGCTGAGCCAACAGACGATAGCGACGTAGCAACTAAGAAATACGTTGACGAAGCTGCTAATAAAAACCCCTACGGAAACGGATTTGTACTATTCGTCAATATATATCAGGACTCACAAGGCATTTGGAAAAGTGAAAAGCCATTCAGCTATATAAAAGAGAATGTCAATATCGGAAATACCGTCGTACTGGTTTGTAACCTAAATAACCCTGCCTATCTCACTTATGTTGGCGGCACTGGAACAACAGCCGTCTTTGCCGCAATGCTAGGTGTTGCAAGTAGTGAAGCACTTACTGCGAATACCAGATATCCGTTGTATTACTATGTAAATACCGTTACTATATCAAGCGATAATAGCGTAAAGGTAGACTCCACAACATGGTACGAAAGGAACTATTTGCGCTCTGACGGAAGTATCCCAGCGCGTGGAACTCTATCAATGGGAAATAACCAAATCACAAACCTTGCCGCACCATTTAATCCTACAGATGCCGCTAACAAAGAATACGTAGATAGTAACGCGGGCGGCGCAATTATAGCAGAAGTACCACTAACTAGTGAAAACCTTGTTAACTCCAAAAGCGGGCTGACATATACAGTAACCGACAGCGAAATTCTTAAAAAAGTACACGCATGGTATTATGCCCATGGTGCTCAAACTTCTGCTGGCGCATTCTTGATAAAAGACCAAGACTACTTAGGAACACCCGAGAAGCCTTCATATTGGAGAGTGCAGATTAATAACTCTTATTATGGCGCAGACCAAGATGACGGCACGGTAGAAATGAGCGGTTCAGGCAGCGGTTTTACCGTACACAGTTTTGTGTATTGCAATTTCCATGCCACTGCAAGTGGCACGGGAGTTATCAGCTTTTATATCCCGACTAATAATGTGCTAATGGGATATGCAGAATCTATATCGGTATATCGCGATGCTAGCGGAATATTTTGGTCTAATGATGGCGACCATAGTACCAAGACAACTACATTGTCAAGCCTAAGTATGCGCAACTTGTGGGATGCAAGCCACGCATATGCAAGCATATATGTGAAGAACGCTGACGGAACAAGTTTCGATCTAACAGGCGAATTCAATACTAAATCAACAACCGATAATAAGACGGTGTTTGAATTTAGCGCAATAATGCCCGATACTGGCGCACAGGTACTTGTACAAAGCACACCCCTTGATAGTAGACCAAATAAGGAGGGTAATGCATACACATTTACAATTAGCAATGTCAGTGCGCAGGTAACACCAACTCCTGTTAAAATAACTAGTGTAGGAGATATTTCTGTGCCAAAGGGCACTAAACAGATAACGCTATACTTTACGGATTTTACGACAGCAGCTACTTTTACACCTGCCGTAGGTGCGCATATTGTGGGGGGTCCTGCTTACAATTTTAAAATTGACCTGACCAGTCAATTTCCCGAAGGCACAAGCGTTACGGGTTATATCACATTTGAAGTAGACGGGTATGCTAAAGCATATGGCGCTCTCAATGGTAATCTTATAGCCAAATGTAGCACGGATAGCGTAGGGGCTATTGACAGACTAACAAAGGTAAGTTACCTCATGGGTGTATCGGCAACCACGCGTGTATACTATGTAGCAAGTTAATTCTATGGCGCTACTCATTTGAGTAGCGCCACTTTATATTTGTGCAACTTACACAATGCACTGTAGTGTACATAGTGCCAGGGTGTTGTGTGGTGCTGTGTGATTTGTACTGTGTTGCGTTGGGGAAATGGGAACGTTGGCGAGAATGGGTGAGC